TTACCCCTTGGCAAAGTACGCGGCGGCTTTTTTTAGGATGTCGCGCTCCTCGGTCACCCGCCGCAGCTCGGCCTTGAGCCGGCGAATCTCAGCCGAATCGCTCGGCACGGCGATAGTGCCCGGTGCACGCACCGTCTTCTTGGCTGCCTGCACCCAAGCGTACAGTGTGTGCTTGGGAATCCCGATCCGGGAGGCTACGTCCACGACTGTAAAGCCGCGCTCGATTACCTGCTTCACCGCCTCTGCGCGGAACTCATCCGTGTACTGCTTGCTGTTGCCCATAAACACCTCGGTCATTGCCATCAATTATGGCGTCCGAGTGTCTACGAAAGGCTGGCCGGTCCACATCAGTGGCGTGAACCCACCCGCACCACCGAATCGCGGGCCAAGGTTCAGCCGAACGAATGCACCGCCCCCTGGCATCACGGCTCCATCTTTGCCGGCACTACCCAGTCTTGGATGGCCGAGTTGACCCCCGCAGCCAAGTCCGTACCAATCACACGGTACTTCCGCGTTCGGTCGATGCCCTGAAGGCGCCACACACCGTCTTGACCGCTCAGCACTGAAGCGACGTACTGGACGTCTACAGCGTCGCGCATCACATAGACCTGGATGTACACACGACGCGGTACATTCATGATCTTCGCGCGGCCGTCGTTATCCCCGTCAGGCGCAGTCCCTCCGAGGAAGCCATCCCCGCCTCGCGGGCCCCAACTGCGATAGAAGGTGCCGACGATCATCGCCAGGGTGCATCCAAACGGAAGAGCACCTGTCCATTGCGATCGGCAACGTCTGGCTCTACTACGTTGTAATTGACTGCCAGCCATTGACCCAGGCCGATACCGTCAATGAAAGGCACCACACTCCCCTCCGCGTGCGGTCGCGCGTGTAGCGGCACCAAGACACCAGGCAAGTGACCGCGCAGGGTGAACGGCGCTTCCCGTACAGCAGCGCGCATGTAGTTGTACCCCCCATGCGCACGGTCTGGACCCACCGGGTACGATCCGGACCCGTATGAGCGGTTGTTCGAAGTGGCGCCAGCAGGAGGATCGATTCCAGTGGTGGTAACGCGACCAGGCGCATTCTGCCCACCGCTATAGCTGCGCATTACGAAGCCACCGGGCACATACGACTGATCGCGCCTGGCTACGCCGTCAACCGCGGCTCCTAGTGGCGACGCAAAGAACAGCGAGCATGCGTCGGTGCTCCACGCACCGGAAAAAGACGTCATATCATTGGAACCAAACATCACGAATGGAAAGACGTCACCCGAGACGACAGTATCAATGTCGCCGTAGTAGTACGCTCCGAGTCCGTTGTTGAAATTGCTCCACGCTGTGAAAAGGTAGAAGCCAATCTCCGTCGCAATTGCCATCCAACTGCGAGCGGCCGCAGTTGCCGTTGGCGCCTTCGCAATGAAAGAGCCACGCGCCTGTAGCGCCGCGCTGGGCGTCTGATCCGCACCGGTGTCGATGTCGGACATCGAACTGTATCCCAGCGCCTGTGCCACACACCCCGTGTTCAACGTTGCAGCCGAGGCGTCATCGCGAACTCGCAAATAGGTGCCAGATCCTGATGTGGCGCTGTTGCGGAATACCTGGACGGATGAACTAGCGTAGGGCCGAGTCCAACCCGCACCAGGCTTTGACGACGCACCGTCCCCGTAACCCGTCACCAGGATCGCGTTGAGCAATGCAAGCAGAGATCCCGCTTGCCCATTAAGAATAGGCGCGCCAGGATCTGTGCTGCGGTAGACGATCGGTACCAACGTCACTGGGCACCTCCAGCGACGTTGCCCACGACCATAAGCCGAGTGGAGTCGGTTGCGCCTGCCGGCGTACCAGGTAGCGTGGTCCGCGCCATCCACACCGGTGCCAAGCCGCCCACGGTATTGAATCGCACGACATTGTTCACCGACCATCCACCACCCCAGCCAGCAGCCCGCATGCTGAAGTACGCCTTGTTGGTGCGAGGGTTGATGGGCGCAAGGTCCGTTGTGGTACTCCCAGTGGCGATCACGCCCACCGTCTCCCCCATGACTTCAAAGTTCGTCGAACTGGTGAACCGAACGGCCCATCGCTCCGTTATGGCGTCGCTGTTGGTCACATCGAGAGGGAAGTCCGTGTCGTTGTAGGTGCCAGGCGCCGGGCTGCCAATCGGAATGTTGCTCCAGGCTCCGGTCCACGCGGCTTGATCGAACAGGCTCTCGACACGCGCCTGCAGGTCCAGTGATCCATTCGCCTCGCCAAGCCGCAGCGCCGTACTGATGAGGGATTCGCCAGCTGGGTAGTCGTGGGTCAGGCCGGTGTTGATTTCAATTTCTCCTGTGATCTGCGGCTGGACCACCAAACGACGGTCCTCGACACGCTCGCTCACTACGATTGGCAGCGTGTATGCGGAAAGGTTGAGCGGATCGCTGAAGGTCAAGCTCCCTGCATCAAGGTCAGCGGTGTACCAGGCGCTATCCACGGGCTTCCCAGCCGCGTCCCTGACTTCCAGCCCTGCGATACGCGTCCGGCCAAAGCTCAGCACCTGATTCGCCTGGGGCGCCGCAACGCTGTGCTTTGCCGTGTGGTGAATCAGGACCGTCTGCCCGGGCTTGAACGCTGGAACACGACCGTCGCTGGGAAGGCGAACAGATGAGAGGCCGATCACCACCTCAGACAGGGGAATGGACCGATAGACCACGGCTCCCATGTAGATCGAGCCAGGCAGGACCAGAGCCGGCCGCCAGACCCGGTCCCCTTCCACCAGTGCGGGATCGAACCAGGGCATTCCCTCATTGCCAGCGACGGGCACCAGCTCGCCGAACTGCGCCTTGACGACACCGCTCTCCCAATCGACCGTCCCCCGCATCTGGGAGGTGGCGATATCACCGTTGATATCAGCCGTCGCGGTCAGCAGCTCACCGTCGAGGCGGCTGGCCCTCAACGTGAACATGCCCGGTCGCAGAGGGGAGCCCGGGGCGCGGAAGAAGATGAACGCAACGCCCGGGTCAGCGATTCGGGTCAGCAGGGAGAGGATCTGGACCTGATTGCTTCCGCCTGGCACCCACTGCGACAGATTCACCACTCCCGACGTGTAATCGATCGTGCCTGCGTAAACACCCGCGCCAGTGGCAGGGTCGATGCTGTGATACAGGCCGCCGCTGCGGTCCACGTATGTCCGCCCACGGAAGCTGAAGCGCACGCTACCAGGAACGACGCTATCACTGATGGTGGGCGTCAGCTGCAGCTGCATCGCGGGCAGCGGCAAGCTCTCCTGCGCTTGCTGCGAGGAGTCGCCCGACAGCAGCCAGGCGACTGAGATGATGGTGCCAGCAGAAAACTCAGCGAGCACATCCAAGCGGCCGTACCCCACCACCTTCAGCCGCCCGGACTGAAGCTCGTACTGCGGGTAGGACACCTGGCGGACCATGAACTTTCCAGCCTGCAGGCTTACCGCCCCGGTCGCATAGTTCACCGAGCCCAACACCGTGTCGGCACTGGCATCGCCCACCGAGACGGCCCGCAGGTTTCCATTGCCATCGTCCTTGGCGATCGCACGCATTGGCTGCGGCGCTGACGAGATGTCGTCGCGATCACGGCGCACGCTGATCACCCAATCAAGGAGCACCGACCCCGGTCGCACAGGCCCCTGCGGCAGCACAAAGGAGACGATCCCGGAACCGTCCGGCACCGGTTGTGGCGCCGCATTGAGCTGCTGGCCCCAGTCATATGTGACCGCAACCTGGCTATCGGCATCCGGCAGGGTGGCCGGGCGCAACGTCACTTCACCGGTGGCATACGCGATCGAGCCGCGCAGCTGCCCCCCAACAAGGAGACCGCCGACGCCGTTATCGGTCACCTCCACATCAGCCCCGCCGACGCGAAGCTTCATGTGGACACTACCCGGGATCGCGGTCCCCTCGCCCAAGGTGAAGTGCAGCGCGGGCGGCAAAATGGCCGTATCGCCCGTTCGAGGCTCTGCAACAACCGCCGTGCCCCAAGCGCCAATAATGCTGCTCTTCAGGTCCGGCAAAGCGCCCGCCGTCAGGACGACCGACCCGGTCATGTAGTTGATCGTGCCACCGCCCTGACCAGGCTTGCCGACCAGCTGCCCCTTCCCGTTGTCGCTCAACCTCACCCAGCGCCCCAGAGCTCGATAGTCGACGGTAACCGTCCCCGGTGCCGGAAGAGGAGTCAGCTGCAGCAACCAGACCATTCCCTGGTTGTTTTGGGTCACCGTGATCTCATCGGTGTATCCCTGAACGGAGATAGAGCCGGCAGGGGTCGCGGAGATGCTCAGGCTGGTCAATCCAGCGCCCGTCGCGTGCGAGATCGATATCACGCCGGATTGATAGTCGACGCTGCCACCCCAGGGAGTCACGGCCGCAGATACCAGGCCACCGCTGCCGTCATCTACCAGCTCGACGCTCCCAGCCATGACCTTGACGCTGCCAACGGCCATTCCGGTGCCCAGGTAGCGGTTGACTGGCACGCCCGCGTTGAAGCTCGCTGAGAATGTTTGGCTCAAGCTCCCGACCGGGCCGGACTGCACGTAACTGATGGTGCCCATACCAGCCAAAACGTCGCTCACCGGCGTCTCGGCCGTGGAAGTGGGGACAATCGGAACGTACGGCGTGTCCACCACCACAGAGAGGTCGCCAGGCTTGGCAGCCGAAGAGAGGCGCTTGACGCTGTGATAGCTCGTCGCGTCAACCACATTTGTCTCATACACGCGGGTGGCCGGCTTTGTTGCGCTGTAGCGCACGACCTCCTGTCCGAAGAAGTTCCGCAGCAGCGGGTTGATCAACTCGATCACGAGAACATCGCGCTCGAACGCGCCCTGATCGTCCGTGAAGGTGCGAGTGGTCCTGGAGAGGACAGTTTTCACGCGAACGTACTGCTCCGCCTCATCATGCCCGGAACCGGCGAGGGTCAACAGGCTAAAGTTGTCATTGATGTCTGGGCTGGGCGCATCTGAGGTGGTATAGACCAGCATTGTCATCTGGCCGCTGAAATGGTTGCCCATCAGGATGAACCTGGACTCGGTGCCGCGCGTGATGTAGCTCTCGACGCGGTTCTTGGCGTCCAGCCGAACATCGCTGTACGACCCGGTCGCGAACATACTCACGGTCACGCGAGGGTCACTCGGCGGGTCGATCAACACCCCGATCGCATCCTTCAACACGTCCGGTGCAGGCGTATCCAGGTGTACGAACAGCTTGCGCAGAGTCGTTCGCCCCGTTGTGCGTTCTTCATCGCCGATATCGGGGAAAAGATTGTTCATGGCGCCGTCGATGATCTCGGCTTGCACCATACGGCCACCACCGTCGGGGTTGTCGGTGAGTCGCTGCGACTGGCGCAGCTTGATATCGATAGCGGAGATCGTCATGTGTTACACCGTCATAAGGCGAAGAGTGATAGAGAAGAGATCGGCATCCAATGCCGGTACTGCGAAGCGAGTCGGCTCAACTTCGATCGCCGGGCCATCGGTTCGGCGCCAGCGCACCTGAAACTGTCGGTCCCCGCCGTTGTGCGCGGGCATGATGAGATTGATGGGCGCCAGGCGCGCTTCACTCTCGCTCTCCTGCAGGGCCCGGACAGTGGGCAGAGACACCACCCCGACGTAGGCGGTACCGTCGCGGGACGTTTTGAGCGTAATGGGGCGGCCGGCCTGTCGCGCTGACTCCTGAACGATCAGGGCGCCGGTCAGGCTCGTACGCGCTTGCTGGCCGACACGCCAGGCCGTGAACTCATCGGACCATTGGAGATCGGCAGGAAGGTCGATACTGCCCAGAATGATCCGTGTCATCAGAGCCTCCCTCGAACAGACACGGATCGACTCTGTTGAACCCTACGCAAAACCAGCGGCGCAACCATATTGGCGATGCGTTCGGCCTGCTGCTGCTCAGCCGCAGTCGCGCCAGCAACGATTTCCTTGCTGGGCGCCTTCCAATCAATGACCAGCACCTGCTCCTTCGTCTCGCCCGCTTTGATGCGGGAAGCGTCGGCCTTTGCCTGCGCATCGGCCTCAGCGACAGCAGCCTTACGGCGCTCTTCGGCTGCCTCCTTCGCGGCCCTTTCCTTTTCCAACCTCTTCGCCTCGATTTGGTTTTCAAGCTGAACCACGCTATCAAGCTCGCTCGCGCCCACCAGGTCGAAGCGTTCGGCCAACTCCTTGCGCTTGCCCGCGAGCTCGTCCATGCCTTCGAGCAGCTGCTTCTGCTCCTCGGTGTACTTTGCAAGCTCCTGCCGCTGCGCATACAGCGAGTTCCAGATGTTGGCAAATTGCTGAAGGCTGTTCGGGCCACTCATCTGGCTAAGCATGTCCCTCGTCTTCTGAGAGATCTCACCCATGCTCAGGGAGAAGCCCTTAGCTGCAGTTGATGCGCTCGCCAAGCTACCGCCGGCTGCAGAAGCCCCCTCAGCCACCCGCTCGACCCCGGTCGCGGCCTCATCCGATGCACGCTTAACGTCGCGCATGGCGTCGGTGGCCCTCTGAGCACCCTGCTCAACACGCCCCATCGCAGTTGCACCCTTTGCCCCAAGCTGCTCCATCGAATCGCCGGTGTCGTAGATAGCTCCCTGAACGTCCAACTGGGACTGCACCTGGCTGCGTCGCCATGCATCGCTGTCAGCAACAGCAGCCTTTGCCGTGTCGGCATACGCCCTGAACGCACGGCGGACATCCTCGACAGATGCTTTGCCGCTCTCCGCGCCCTTACGGATGGTCTCGAAGGCTTCCCAAGCAGAGTCACGGGCCGCATCTAGAGACTGCTGCGACTGGATACCAAGCCGCTTGAACTCATCGGCAAGTGGATTGAGGCCGGCCTGGATCTCGCGAATCCGCGCGCTCAAAGCGGCCGCCGACCTCGCTGCCGAGTCAAACCCTACGCGCCCTTGCTCGCCCGCAGCCTGTAGCAGGCTGCCCAAGGTGCGTGCCTCGTCCAGCGTTGCCACATTTCCCAAGGCAGCTTTGAACGCGGCCTCAATCTGCGTGCCGGTCGCGATGGCGTTCTCTGTGACGGCACCGAACGCAGCGATGGCATCCCGACCTGCCTGGGTGAAGCTGACCCCCAGCTGGCCCGAGGCCACGCTCAGCTTGGTCATCGCGCCAAGCAGCGTGGTCTGCAGCACCGCAGCAGCGTTCACTGCCCCCTGTGGCAGCGAGCTGAATGCCGCCTGCGCCGCACCCTGGAACCGAGCGAGTTCTTCACCCGACAGCTGCTGCAGCGTCGCGAGAAGGCCATCACGTACGTTCTGCTGGGCCGCAGCACCTTGGGTGGCGATGAAGCCCAGCGCTTCGCCTACCGAGGCAAGGCTGGCCGTATCGGCAAAATTGAGCCCGGAGAACATCTTACGGATGGACTCAGCCGCCAGCTTGGCGTTGCCATCAATCCCTTCAAGCTGCGCCACAACCTGCTGAGCAGCACCACCAATGCCGTTGGATAGAGCATCAGCGGCGGTCTTCACACCTGCTTGCAGGGATGCGAAGCCCGTGGAGACGTCCAGCAACCTCTGTGTGACCTGGCCCAGCTGCTGCAGCTGCTCTGCCGTCGCAACACCGGCCTTCTGCTGCATCAGCAGGAACCCCTCCTGCGCGGTAAGGTACTGCTCCAGACCGGACAGCCGCTTCTCGTAGGCTTGCCGCTCGGCCTCGCCCAGCTTCGCAACCTCTTCGGCCGACTTGATGACCACGTCACGGTATGCGACGAAGGACACCGCCTGCTGACGCAGCTGCAGCGCGGAGTCGCGCACCTGGCTGATGTAGGCCCGCTGCGCTTCACCGGCACGCTTCAGCGCCGGGTCGTGCTGCTTCCAGATATCCTGAGCCACGGTTTTGAGGACATCCAGACCTCCCATGGCCGCTTCCAGCCCCAGCACAGCGACGGTAATGGGCACGATCTTTGGCAGACCACGCAAGAGCGCGCCGAACCGACCGATGCCACGGCTTCCGCTGGCAACCGCTGCGTTGTTGGCGATCTGTGCGTTCGTAGTCGCGATCAGGGAGGCACGCCAGGCGTTCAGCTGGATCAGCGCGCCGACGATCTTGAATTGAGCGTACGCGGCGGCCATCAGGCCGATCACGCGCGCATGGTCCACAACCCACTGGGTCGTGCCCTTCACCGCCTCGGCCATGGTGATGATGGCCTGGGCGGTCTGCTTGGCCCAGCGCGACAGGCTGCCATCAGCCGCAAGGCGATCCAGCGTGGTGAGAAGCGTGTTCAGCTGGTCCTTGAAGTATGTCAGCACACCCTGGTCGGCAACTTCCTGCTTCCAGTCCTTGAACCGATCAGTGGCCGCCTTCCACAGGCCTGCGATGGTACCCACCTTCGCTGCTGCTGCCGCTCCGCCGTACGACTCTGCAAGCAGGTCCAGGATAATGGACTGCGCCTGCGCGACCTGGCCCGTGGCCTCCAAGCTCTTGATAAGCGCCTTTTGGCTGTCGTCCAGCGTGAAGCCTTGCTTGCTCAGGCTTTCCATAGCCTTAGACGGCGTCTGCAGCGCCTTGCCCACAACCTCGGCCGACTGCTCCAGCGACATGCCCAACCGCTGGGCCTGGTCGATGGTGATCTGCATCGCCGCCGGGAACTGCTCGCCCACGATATTGGTGTAGGACAGCAGGCGCACCTGCGCGGCGCTGATCTGCCCATCGTCAAACAGCCCACTCTGCAGCTGCTGGCGCATGGCGGCCAGGCTCTGCGCGGTGAACTCACTGGTGCGTCCCGTGGCGTGCAATGCCGCTTCCAGCTGCGCCAGCTCCTGCTCGGCGTCGCTGCCTTCCTTCACGATCGCCTTGATGCCATCGACCACTCGGTTCAGACCGACAAACGCGATCGCGCCAGCGGCTACCGCCTTGAGCCTGCCAAACCAGCTGACAGTGCTCTCGGTGGCCGACGCCAAGTCACCGCTGCCGGCGGCGGCGTCAGCGGCGCGCTCGCGGTACTCAGCCAAGGCCTTCGCCGCCGCCTTGCTGGTGGTGGCCTGCTTGCGGAAGGCACCCTCGCCTTCCTCGATCTGCTGCTTACGCCTCCGCCCGGCTTCGGCTTCGGCTGCGGCAGCCCTGGCCTGCTCAGTGAGTGCTGCCGCACTACGGGTGGCCTCGATCCGCAGACGCTGCTGGTGTTCGGCCAGGTTGGCGGTATTGACCCCCAGCGAGGACAGCTCGCTATCAGCCTTGGCGACCGCATCCCACTGCTCATGGAGCGCCTTCTGCAGGCGTTCGCCCTCCTTCCGCAATTCGCGCTGGGTAGCAAGTACCTCGCGCGAGGGCTTCTCCATCTCGCCGATGCCAAGACTGAGGGCCAGCGCGGCTTTCTGGTTATCGCCAAACTGCCGCTCCAACTCGGCAAGGTCGGTCAGCATGCCGTCGAAGGCATCCGCCTTCGCTGCTGCTGCGTTCAGCCCCGTCAGGGAATCGAGCAGCTTCGAGGCCTTACCGGCCGTCTCGACCGACACATCGCCGAGGTCGCCGAACGCCGCGCGCAGCTCTTCCACACCCTCGCGGCCCTGCGTCTCGATGACAACTCGAATTGCTTCTTCCAGCCGATCAGCCATTGGTGCTTCCGTTGACGCGCCACTGACGGCGCAGCTCAGTCAGATAGGTGGTGTGGAAACGGTCGATCAAGCGACGACGCGCCGCCAGGGCGCGGCTGTTGCCATCTGCACCGGAGAGCATCTCGAACGGGCTGGGGCCACGCAGGATGCGGACAGGGCCCCGCCCATAGCGCTTTTGCTGGGCACGATCCCAGCTACGCACCCGGATGGCCTTGCGACCCTTGATCGTTGCGATGAAGGCGCCGTCATACGTCTTCGATTCGCCCAGGCCGATGCTGGCCGTAGCGCCCTTGGATCTCCGACCAGCCCAACGACCATCGAACTCGATCAACGAGAACTGCCGCGTGCTCGCCCAGATGGAGAGGAAATCATCCTTGCCGCGCTTGCCCGTGCTGTAGCCACGCTCGCCAGTCTCCACGCGGTACTTGCCTCGCAGAGCAGACGCCCGGATGTTGTAGGACGCGCGGACCTCCTGCGCCGTGGCCGGCCCGGCCCGGCGCTGCAGCCCAACAAAGGCACGCTGCACTGACAGGTCGTACCGGTTCAGCACGTCGCCAGCCACGTCGGTGAGGCCGTGGAAGCCCTTTGCCCGCCGACCGCTGACGTAGTACTTGAGCAGGTTGTTGTTGCGATTGGACGCCACTGAACCTTCCTGATTCATGCTTGGAGGGCGCCGTTCGGGCGCCCTCCCTTTGCCGAAATCAACAGCTCGTTCAACCTGCCGACTGCGCTGCGATCTTGAACGTGTAGAGATCGGCCTCGCCGGCCTGGAAGATCACCGGGCCGGTCAGGGTCACCTGGATCGGCTCATCGCTGAACCAGTCCACGTCGCCATCTACGGTCAGGTCGACGTTCGGGATGGTCAGCAGGCCCTCGTCACCGCTGATGCGGTCCTGCATGTCGCCCAGGATCTGGAAGGATTTGCTCGGCGTGGTGCCGCCGCTGATGGCGGTTTCCAGATAGGCGTCGTACTTGTAGTTCGCCACGACGGTATCGCCCGCCTGCAGCTGGCCGCCGGACTTCGGAATGAGCAGGCCATGCGCGGAGTCGAGGGTGTAATCCGTGCCCTTGACCAAGTCGACCGCGCCCTTCTTGAAAGTCGGCTCGGTATCGGTCAGAAGGAAGTTGTGCGGCAGCTTCACCGGCGTGTCCACGCTAGCCACAGTCACGGAAACGTCCGTCGCGGTGCCGGCGGCGACCTGAGTGGCCACCAGCGTGCCGTACAGCATGCGCGCCAGGATGGCTGTCGGCACTTCCAGCGCGGTGATCGAGACGCTGGTGACGCCGGGGTTGGAATCCTTGTGGATGATCTGCTGATAGCGCGCGTCGCGGCGCTTGCTCTTGATCTCCACCGAGTCGCCAGCTTCGTAGCTGAACGTCAGCGACGACTGTTCCAGCGGCTGGTTGCCGAACTTGTCAGCCGGCTCCGGGATGACGGGAATGCGGGCGCCGTTCGCGCCGTGCTCCCAGAAACGCAGATCGCCTGCGAACTTGCGGACTTTGGGCTGTGCCATGGTGGTGCTTCTCCTACAGGTTGGGGACGGGCTCAAAGGTCTCGGTCAGACCAGCCCGCGCGGTGATCTGAGCGACTACGGCGGTATGCCCGGCATCGTCCTCCAGGGTCGCCAGCTGGGTTTCCAGCAACTCGAAACTGGTCACCCCCAGCGGCAGCGACTTCTCTTTGAACGTCAGGGCGCGGATCAGGTCGTGGCGCGCGCGGTGAACGAGCAGCCTGGGATTCGCCTCGTCGCTGCCACGCGGAACTTCGAACTCGATGGTGATGGCCGCGTCGGAGGTGGACTGGGCCACACCGCCACCACTGCGCGAAAGCTGGCGAACCGAGATGATCGTTGCTGGCTCGGTGCTGTCCTCGCCGATCTCGGTTTCATCGATGATTACGGCGCCCGCACCGATGTCGGTGCGGAAGCCACTGCTGCGCGAGATCAGGCGGACGCGGGCAGCCAAGAACTCCACCAGCTGCCACGACAGCGGCTCTGCCAGGTCAGCCACGTGTCACCAGCCAGCGGCTCTGCGAGCCGTCATCGCTGATCTTCTTACTGTTGACGAAGACCTCAGTACCGAACGCGCTCGAAACCAACTCGAAGCGATCGCCCTGGTCAGGCGCTACGTCCGAACGCAGGTACGCGATCTCCACACGGCCTGACCTGAACTGGCGCAGTTCACCGATGGTCTCAACGTCGCGCTCCACATAGGCGCGCACGCCCTCGGTGGTCGGACCATCCTTGGCCGTGTACCGACCTCGCGACGCCATGCCCGCCAGCGCAAAGGCGGCGTGCAAGGTGCCATCCAGATCGCGGAGGAAGTCGACCTCGCTCACCGCGCACCTCCCGAACACAGCATCGCGTAAGCCTGCAGCGCCCTCACCTGGGCGTCGCACTGGGCGGCGGCGCCAATAGCTCGGCCCGCACTTTCAATTCGGTCGTCGGCTCGACCATCAGGCTGGCTGCCGGCAGCGGCGGCCGCGGACAGCTCTGCGGTGGCGAGGGACGCTTGCCAACGCTGGTGCAGGCGCTGGTTGCCAGCGCGAAGATCAGCGACGAGGAGATCAGACGCCTTCTGTGCATCGTTCTTTTCCTTTTCGTACTTGGACGCCAGGTTGTTCGCTGCTGCGGCGCTGCCACGCTCTACCTTCAGGGTTTCGTAGGCGGCATCGGCCTCAGCTCGGGCAGCGTCACGCTCACCCTGCATGGCGTCACGGCTCGCCACAGCCTTGTCGGCCGCACGGTGAGCGATGGACACCGAACCACGCTGCCAGACAATGACACCCAGCAGCAGAAGGACGGCGATGATGAGGGCGCGGATCATGCCGACACCACCGGACTTTCGGGAGGGATGATCGCGCCCACGCTTCGCATCGCCGCTTCCAGGGACATGATGCGCAGACGCAGCCTGTGCGCTTCCTCCTGAGCAGCCATGCGCAGCTTGATCTCTTCCATGAGCTTCTCTGTGGTTGCGGTGAGGCTGCTCTCCAGCGAGTCCACACGCCGGACAAGCCCGTTCAGGAGTTCAACGTTGGCGTCCGTCTCGGTGCGCTCCTTCCTGCGCGAGAGCAGAACCGTCCAAGTCTCACGCAGGAGCCAGAGGGCCACTACACTGCCAGCCGCCCACCAGGGTGCATGCGCATTGACCTCGCCCCCGACCATCAGCTCAGGGCCTCAGCAACGCCGGCGGCGATCACATCCGCGCGCCAGTACATGCCGCCGTTCTCGTGTTTGGCGATCGCGGTAGCGAGCCGTTCCAACGTCACGGCGTTGTCCAGCCTGATGACCTCGCTCGGGCTTACCCCGACCGCCTTGGCAACTTCCTGCACATAAGCCGAAGTGTTGTTCTCCACCGGCGGCGCCCAGCGGCTGATGATCTCCTTCACCGTACGCAAGCCGTGCTTGCGCTGGTAAGTGATCAGCGTCTTTGCCAGGGCGCGGAAGCCGGCCTGCGGGGTCAGGAACACACAGAACCGGCCCTCGCGGGCGATGGCAGCAGCGGAACGATCCTCGCCCTGCCACGGCGTGCTGGTGCGATCGATGTTGCCAGGATTGTTGTTGCGTACGCCGCGCGGCGTGCTGGTGGCGCTCATGCGATCCCCCGTTGTCGCTTTGGAAGAGCCGGCACCGCTCACGCCACCCGGGCGTATGTGAGCGGTGCCGGCCAAGACTTACGCCGACTTCACCGAACCCGAGCCCGGGGTCAGCTTTGCCAGCACGGTTGCACTGCCATTGCCAGCGGCAGCGATAGCCACGGCGCAGCCCTCCAGGTCGCCAGCATCGGCGCCGGTGACGATCAGCTGCCCGCCTTGGGCATCCCAGGTCAGGCCAGCACCCGCAGCAATGTTGGCGCTGATGAGCTTCGGCAGTTCGAACACACCCTCGATCTGGGCACTGCCCTTGCCGCCGGCCGGAATGTCCACCAATGCGACGGCCAACAGTTGGCCGACGATGGACGCCTGACCACTGACCAGGTCGGATGCCGCGACGATGTCGATCACCGCACCCGGAAACTTGTAGTTCTTCGCCATGATGATGGTCCTCAGTTGGCGTCTTGCATGAATGAAGTAGGAGATCTCGGCTGCGGCAGGAGCGCCGCAGCCGAGTGGCCGGTTACTCGCCCGGGTTGAAGGCGGCGCCGCGCCAGCCCACCGCGCCCACGCCGTACTTGTGGACGACCTTCCAGCTGAGGCCGTCAGTGCGGAAGTTGGTCTCCTGCTCCAGCACCGGCGTCTGCACGCCATTGAGGAACGCGACTTCGATCACCGGCTCCAAATTGGGATCGGCGAAGCCGTACCAGCCCTTGCCGGTTCCCAGGCGCGGGGAGGTGATGATGTCGCTGAAGGTAGCGCGCGAGGTGTTGTTGACCTGGAACTTGCCGGTTACGTCCGGGTCGTATTCGCTGTTGTTCACCAGGTTCGCGCGGCCGTGCATGGCGACCGTACCCAGGAACCGCGACAGCGAGATATCGAGGTAGTCATTGCCGGCCGGGTCCATCTGCAGCGCCATCATCTGGCGCATCGCGTCGAAGGAATCGACTGACACGGCAGCGCCAGTTGCGATGTTGCCGTGCTCCGCATGGAACAGCGTGTTGCCGTCATTCATGACCGGCCCCAGACCGCCGTTCTGCTTAAGCACGTCGTAGACGTCCTTTTCGATCGTGCGGCCTGCGGCCTGGCCCAGCGCCGTGGTGATGCGCACGAACGCTCCCAGGTCGTCGTTCACCAGCACTTCCGGGGTGATCTGCAGGATGCGCCCCTTACGAGCGCCCTTGATGGTCTCGACCTCGCCATCGCCCAGCACGCCGTTCTCGTACTCGCCCGCTTCATTGACCGGCTTCAGGTCGGAGAACGAGGAAAGATGGTAGCGGCTGTGCGGACGGTAGTCGGACAGCGTGCCGGTTGCGCAGAATCGGGTCCAGGTGAACTGCTGCAGGTTGTAGGCCCCGACCAGAACGCGGTGCAGCACGTTCTCCAGCAGCACCGGGAAGTCGCTGGTGGTCTGCACAGCCAGAACACGGCGCGCAATCTGCTCGCGATCCATGCCACGCGTGTGCACACCGGCCTGGATCAGCGACCGCTCGGCGAGTGCCAGCAGGGTGGTGTGCGCGTAGGGGTTGCCATTGCGTGCGGATTCGGCGTCTGCACCGGTCAACACGCCGGCACGAGCCAGAAGTGCATTGACCTGGGCGCGACGCTGGTTGTCCTCCTCCGGCACCACGTCCGTGATGCTGAAGCCGCCAGCCAGCGGCTGACCGCTCGCCGCCAGCTTCGCCAGCAGCTTGCCGCGCGCCACGTCTTCGGTGATCGCAGCATCAGCCAGGCACTCGGCCTCCAGCGCCTGGACGCCGCTGACCTCACGGAATCCGGCAAAGACGGTGCGAATGGCCGCGTTGCGGGCCGAGATTGCCGCCATCACCTGCTCGACCGTTGCAGCCGGCGCCGAGGACGCGGGCGCGACAGGAGCGGCTGCGACCGGCGGAGCCGGATTGGCGGGTACCGGCGATGCCGGGGCGGCGGAGGTCGGTGCAGCCGGAGCGGTGCCCGCCTGCGCCATGATCAGTTGGCACTGCTGTTTCATGCTGGTTTCCTCAAGGTGGGCCACAACGGCCCGCTGGTGAACCTCGCGGAGCGAGGCGAAGGCTGAAGCGGTGGTGGTTGCCTGGATGTGCTTGCGCAGCAGGGCATGCACGGCGCCCTCGGTCGCGGAGATCGCGCTCACGTAGGACAGCAGCGCTGCGGCCGCGACGGAGTCCGCAGGCTCGGGCTGCACGTCGGGAATGACTTCGCTGATCAGGCCCAGCGCCAGCGCCTCGGACGCGGTCAGCCAGTGGTCCTTGCGATCGGTCAGCATCGTCTCGATGTCGGCCGGGTTCTTGGCGCGACCCGAGTACGTCACCAACATCTGGCGCCCATACACGTCGATCTGATCGGCCCGTTCGCGCAGGTCGCCAGCGAAGCCCCAGCCACCGCCCTGCGGGCCGTGCAGCATCAGCATTGTGTTCTCGTGCATGCGACGGGTGCTGCCGGCCATGGCGATCAGGCTGGCGATGCTGGCGGCCACACCGTCCACGGTGACGTTGATCGTCGCCGGATGCTGCTTCAGTGCGTTGTAGATCGCCAAGCCATCGGTGACCACACCGCCATCGGAGTTGATCCGCACGTTGATCACGCTCGCGGTGGTGCCGGCCAGCTGCTCGACCACGCTGCCGGCGGTGACGCCCTCACCCCAGAAGTAGTCGCCGATTGGGCCGTAGATCAGCAGCTCGGCCTCGCCGCCGCTGGTGGTGTTCAGCGCGAGGACCGATTTTCCCTTGGCCTCCGGCTGCAGCGCCTCGATGTCGCTTGCGTCGAATGCAAACGTCGCCGCCAACACGGCGCCAAGCGCCGCTGCTTTGCCGTTGCGGGTGAGGTGGTTCATTGCACATCCTCAGAGGGGGTTGAAATGGAACTGGCATCGGCGCTGGCCTGGGCCACGCCTGCGTCACTCACCTGGCCCGGGTCGCTGTCCAGGGTGATTCCCAGATCACGGGCCCACTTACGTTCGTTGCGGATCTCTTCCAGCGTGTCGTACATGCGCCCGCCGCGTTCGCTGATGACCGAGGTGAGCGAGCGGATGCCCGCGCGGATCATCATGCGAAGGCCCGTCGCCTCATGGACCGGGTTGATCCACGGCATCACCGGCGGCATGTACATCGCATCGGTCACCGTGGTCATCGAAACGCCGCGCGGAACGACCAGCTCGCCGGATGCAATCGCTGCCTGGATGAAGCGCTCGTAGATCGGCCGGACAATCTGCGAGATCACCTCATAGGCCAGAACGCCGTATGCGCCGTACTGCTCAACCAGCTCCTGCCGCTGGGCGGAGTAAGTGCCGTTGTAGTTCTTCGATAGCGACGAGAACGAAACCCGCATACCACCGGCCACCGCTCGCAGCTGCCCGTTGCGGTAGGTCTCCAGGTTGGGGTTGGGGCGATTGGTATCGACGGTACCAACGCTCTCGCCCTTCACCAGGTCATCGAACACCATGCCTGGCTGGAACCGCATGCTGCGCCGCTCGGGAACTGACTCGTTCTCGCCATAGCTCTGCGGATCACCCTTGATGATGAACGCCGCCATGCTTGCCGCGATCTTGGCGGCCACGCGCTCGGATTCCTCGTAGTCCTTGAGGTCATCCAGGCGAGTGAGGACTGACGCCAGAAGGCTGACGCCGCGCACCTGCCCGATCCGATCAACCATCTTTGCGTGGTGAACGAAGTCCGCGCTCACGCGCTTCACTTCCGGCATGACCGCGTTCGGGTCGCCGGGATGCTGTTTGTACAGGTGATAGGCGATGGGGCGGTTCCATGCGTTCCGCTCCACGCCCTGCATGATGTTCCGACCGGGATCGTTCAGATCCATCGGCAGAAGGTCGGGCTCAATCATCTCGATGCTGTAAGGCACAACAGTGCCATGGTCGAGGTACGGCACCGGCCCGATCAGATCCTGGTACAAGCACTCGCCGTCTCGGAACAGGGTCCGGGTCATCAGCCGCTGTGCCGCACCGAAGTCATGGCACCAGGTGACTTCCGGGCGTTTCCAGAAGTCCCGCAGCAGCGGGGTGATCTGATCGACCAGGGACTCCACGATGTTCCCGTTCTCGTCGCGCGGCTGCGGTTCGATGCCGATCCCATCCCGGCCGATCACGTTCTGGACCATCTGATTGAAGCCGTTCACCACAATGTCGTGGTTCCGGTCCAGGTGCCTCGCCTGCGTGCGGATTCGCGTCGCGCCACTGGCGACCGCCGTGTTACCGGAGCCAAACTCACGCGCAGCCTCCCGCAGGCGGCTGGGCGTGGCGCCGTCGTAAGCGCTGCTGTAGGCAGCGATTCGCGCGCGCGCCATGGCACGCTTTGCGCCCCAGCCGGGGGCCACAGCGGCGATGGCGCGGTCAAGGCGGTTCACTCGCCCCCCCGGAAATCGGCAAGAGCCACGGACATGCGGCTACCGCCTCGCGCCTGCGCGTTCACTTTGGCTTCCCACTCGCGCCGGCCTGCGCGAATCTCCGCCAGGTCGGCACGATTCAGCTGCCGCTCCCCCATGCGGAAGGACTGACCCTGCAGTACCGCAGCCTCGGCGGCCAGGTACGTCTGCAGCATGATTTGAGCGGGTGTCGGCATGGAGATAGTTTGGAGACGAGGTCGTCTCAACCGTTACCAGCCGCGTGAGACGATCAAGAATCCACCCCACGCAAAATCAGTCACTTACGAGGCTGCCGTCTCAATCTTTGGCAGAAGGTGAGACGGGCCCCGAATTCTCAGCTCGCTTTCGATGGTTTAGGCAATCCACCAGGGAACAAGCGATACAGAGCGGCTCTCGATATCCCGTGCCTGCGGCAGACCAATCGCCAGTTCTGTCCCTCGGCAAGCTCGGCGCGAATTGCCTCCACGCGTGCACACGGTTTGTCCTGCACAGCCGCCTTGGGAATGTGCAGTCGCTCACCGCCATACTCGGTTTGCAGAACGGTCAGTACCGCCGTCGCATAGGGCATCGCGTGCTCCTCGTTCAAGCCGGTTTGCTCGACGATGCCTCGAATCACCAGGCGACGCAGCTGCTCGGCAGCATCGATGTCGCGCGAGTTGCTCATAGGCGGCTACTCCAACCGCTCGACCCAAAGTCATCGCGTGACGTTTCACGGGAATCGCGCGCGACCCGCACCGGGGCCGGCGGGGGCCTTTTCACGACCTGGGTCACCGGCGGCGCAGGCAATGCAACGTCCGCCGCCGGCAATGCAGCGGCCGGCGGGAGGCTGAATAGATCGTTTTCCGGTTGCACCTGCTCCTCCAACTGATCCCACCACTTCGCCTTCTTGGGTCCCCACAGGTCGAGCCGTTCCTCCAGCCATATTTCGTAGGTCAGGCAGTCCTTGACCTCGATTCGCTTGCGCGTCGCGGTCCACCTGGACTCCGACCCACCCTTCATCCTCCGCGTAGCGCGGATCTCGCCCGCCAGCTGTTTGAACCATTCGGGCGAGAGCTGATCCGACAGATGCACGTAGCCCGGGCCGGGAACGGCAACGTCCAGCCGCGACTGGAACCGATCCTTCGCGAGGTTCGTGCCCACGTGCCAGAGCACCGGGCCGTGCTTCTCGATACGCCCATTGAAGCGGTAGCCGACGCGGCTGTTGCCGTTCTCGATGGACCGCTCCTGGCCGCTCGCGCCCTTCACTGCGTGCACGCGCAACGCCTTCAACTTGTGTGCGAAGGCGTACACAGCGTCGGCATGGTGACCGCCCGAGTCGATCGCGGTCGCATAGATCCGTTGCGCCCTGCCGCTGGCGTGTGTGTATTCCTGCTCCCGCAGGAACGCCTCAGCCTCAGTCCAGACCTCCATCTGTGCAGGATTGCCGAAGAACACGCGGTGGTCGATGGTCCACATCTGCCCCCCTCGCCCGACGCCCCATACGCCAGCCTCTAGCCGGTTGTCCTGGGTATCCATACCGCACAGGAGCAGCAAGCAGTCGCGGGGCATCGTCTTGAGCGGGAATGGCTCGGCCCTGTTCGCCAGCTCATCAGCGTCCGTGCGTTCGACCTCTCCCTCCCAGGCCTCACCCAGAGTCGTGTTGGTCCACGCCTTCAGCTTGCTGTCGTCGCCTTCCTGGTGCTTGATGTACGCCTCCAGGAACTCCCGGACAATCTGCTGCCACGCAACTGCCGGGCTGTAGGCGGTCCAGATGTGAAGCGCCACATGGCGCGGAGCCTGGACCACATGGCCCTCCGGCGTGGTGAAGCGGCCATCGGCGCGGAGCCAGAGGTCGCCGCGCGAGTTCACCCATTCGCCCTGCTCAGCGGCCAGCAGATAATCGCCCTGCGTCATCGGGTAGGTACAGTGCGGGCAGAGGTGGTAGACGTGGACAACGCCGCCAGTTGCGTCTCGCTCGAATTTGAAGCCGTGCGATTCGTCCTTGCCACCCCACGTCAAGGCATGAAAGGCATCGCACTGTGGGCAACGCACCTGGTAGGTGAATCGCTCATCCGCCTGCGAGTAGCGCGTATCCACCAGGCTGAAGCCCTTGAGCTTCGGAGTGCTGCCAGCAACAAGCTTGGGAAATGTCGCGCCTTCCAGGCGCTTGGCAGCCAGCGAGTCCGGTGCACCTTCCTTTTCGATGTCGTTGTCGAAGGCGTCCAGCTCGTCCAGCAGGGCAACGTCCACGGAGATTCGACGGTAGTTCTTCGCGGCCTTGCCGCCGCGCACGCGCAGAAGCGAACCGATGAACTTCTTCTGCTGCAGGGTGTTGTCCTTGTGCCGGGCCAGGTAGGCCGGGAACACCGCCCGCATGCACTCCACGTCACGCAGCATGGGCTCCAGCTCCGACTTGACGAAGTCGTCTGAGTCGTCGTCAGTCGGCTGCCAGATGCATTGGTTCCGGCGTCGGTGCTCTGCGTTGTAGCCAAGGAAGGCCAGGAGGATCTTGGTGTAGCCCACGCGCGCCGACTTCTTTACCGAGACCTCGGCCACGTCGTCGTTGCTGATCACCGCCATCAGGCCACGCTGGAACGGCCAGGGTGTCCACTTCTGCTCAACGTAGCTTGACTCAGCAGACAGGTAGAAATGCTCCCGAGCCCACGCCTCCAGCGTGATGGGCTCCTGCACCGCCCACGACGCTAGTCCGCGCTGCAGATGCCGCTCTACGGCCTGCAGCTGGCTGGCTTCGATTCCTCGCAGCAAGGTCACTGGTCATCATCCTCAGTAGTGACGGGCATAGCCGCGCTGGCGTCCGCATCTGCATCGTCGTCGGCATCCACGTCAGCCAGACGCATGGATGCGGCGAGATTCCGGGCCTTGGCGACAATCTGCGTGACCACATCGAGGTCGGAAGCTGCGAGCTGCGGCAAACGACGGCGCAGCGTCCCTGGGATGGTTTCAAGAATGCGACCCGCCCGTGCGCCGACCTTCGACAGCACCTGTTCCATGAGGTGCGCTGGCGCCAGCTCGCCCCGGGTTACAGCGTTCTGCATTGCCAAGCGGTCAGCCTGCTCTCGCGCCAGCCTGGCGCGTTCGGCGGTCAGGTCTTTCCCAGCCTCACCGCCACGGCCGGCAGCGACTTCGCGGAGATGGTCGCAATAGGCGAGCAGCCATTCATCGCCAGCCGCACCGTCAGCCAGCACGCCGCGACGCACCAGGTCGCTGACTGCCTGCTGGGAAATACCCACCAGATCGCCGAATGCACCCTGCTTCATCGGACTGCTCAGATCAGAAACCACTACAACCCCCTTGGAAATGCGTCATGACTAGCGAAAAACTGCGCGACCGAATACCCGTGGAATCTGAGGCCGGGGAGGACCCATCGGCCTGCCCTCTCCCCCCTGCCCCTCCCGCCCGACCAACCGCACGATGATTCGCGTGGAACATGCCAGCCGTCCGAACCGTCCAAACCATCAAGGCAAGGTCTGGACACCCCGAACCCGCGCCGTTACTAAGCTGTCCACACTGTCCATACCGTCCACACCTATTTTTTTGAATTGAGTAATTGAGAACTGGGGCGGTGTGTTGGTACATGTACGCGCGCGAGAAATGGTGTGGACGGTCAGGACAGCGCTGTCGCAGTAGGCGGCAGGTCTGGTCAGTGGTTCGGACGGGTGTGGACGAAGCTGGAGAGGTCTGGTCAGAAGTCAGGTCCACTGGGGCCCTCCTGCCTTGACCGCTGTACGGTTGCCAGCCAGTCATCGATTGCGAGGCCTGGCCTGAACCACCGGGGCTCCCGACCGCCGTCATCGGGCCAACGCCTACGCTGCTGCTCCCAGCCCAGCGTCTTCATGATCGAGGCGACCCGCATCTGCTCGGGCTTGCCATGCTTGCCAGGGTCCAATCCGATGGCGTACGTCAGGAGGTTGTCGGTGGTCGCCCAGTCGATCTGCGGCGCCATCGCCAGCCTTGTCGGGTACTTGCTCGGCTCCATGCGAAGGTCGAGCCACTGCTCGACTCGTCCTTCCCAGCTGTCACCCACGTACCTGCTGGCTTGCTCTTGCTTCGCATCTGCCGGCAGCTCCCACCACTCGAACCCAGCGTTGAACATGGTCACAGCCTCGGCCCACAGCTGGTCGCGCAACGTCGCGATCTCTGCGATCTGCACGTCGCCATCAGTTCGCACGGGAAGGAAGCGCCGCCCACCGGTCGGGTCGCGTAGGTACTGATGCTCGTTCGTGGTGCCGGCGAACACGCATTCGCGGCGGTAGGAGCGAGGCACGCGCTCGTAGGGCGCACGGAACTTGTCCACGCGCCTGGTGATGGCGGTCTTTACGCTGGTCACGTCGGCCTTCGAGAACGAATCCATCTCGCCGATCTCGACGCCCCACGCACCTTGGATGACCTGGTAGAAGTCCTTTCCGCTCGGAGATTCGCTGGTCTCGACAAACCATTCGCTGCCGAAGATCGCGCGCAGGGCGCTCGACTTCCGCTTGCCCTGCTCACCTTCCAGCACCAGCATGAAGTCCACCTGTGCGCCCACGCTGGGCTGCTTGGCGTCTACCCACAAGATGCGAGCCACGGCACTTACCATGAAGCACTGCGCTGCGCGCAGGCTGTAGGCATTGTCCGCCGCACCGAATAGCTCAACGAGCATGCGCTCGACGCGGGGCACTCCATCCCATTGCAAGGCACCGAGGTAGTCCTTGATGGGATGACGGCGGTGCCGGCGCGCGACAGCGATGACAGCCTTCAGCACCAGATCATCGCTGCACTTCATCCAGTAGCGATCCGGGTGTTGCAGCCACGCCGCCAGCTCGTAGGCATCCGAGTCGATGAACTCATCCCTGCTTCCGCCTGTCCACGGTGGATCTCGGTGCAGCTTTACCTGATTACTGGAGTCGTTGAGCCACCACAGCCCCTTAAGCCGATCATCGTTCTCCATGATCAGAATCAGGTTGTGCAGCGTGCCCTCGACATTGCCATCGCGATTTCTAGTGAGGTGCTCCTTCCAGGCGTTGGGGTCTACCCCGCCACCGCCTGGCGGTGGCGCACCGCCACCATCGATCACTGTCATCCTGCGCCTTGTCCCCACGCTCATTGCCGCATTGCCTTTTCGTAGCCCCGCGCCAGGCGCAGGTATTCTCTTGCCCGCTCTCGGCGCAAGCGCCGAGAGTGCTCATATGGGTTGTCCAGGGCGGCCTGCGCCGCAGTTCGGTAGGCGCGAGCAAGCTTCGCGTCGGAGTGCAGCAGACGTTCCTCCAGCCTCCTGTCATGCGCCATTGGCAGCCACCACGTCGATCTCAACCACCCGATTCGCCGCCCAGGCTGCGAGCTGCCGAGGCGTCCAGCCATCGCGTTCCAGTGCATCCGCAATGTCCCAACCATCTGGCTGGCCCGTCACATCCACAAAGCGGATGGATCTGGCACCTGCCCGCTTCAGCAGCTGGGCGACTCCCGGCTTGAACTGGTTGGCATCGTTCCTCCACCCCAACATCGCCTGCTGCCCAGGAACGTCGGCATCGGGCCAGAGCACGCAATCCCGGCCGGCCAGTGGCGACCAGTCCGCTTTCGTGACGGCCTTTCCGCCTCCCGACCAGCTGATTGCCGCATAGCCAGGGAATGCACGCGCCCCCACGTCCCGACACTTCTCTCCCTCTGGGATCAACACCGGCGCGTCGGGTTTCGCAGCCAGGGCATCCAGCCCATACAGCGGCCGCGCGCCGGGAAAGCTCTCAAGGCACCACTGCTTCTGCCCGGCCGGTCCGACACACCAGGTCACTTGGGGCGTCCACTTCTTCAGCTTGCGGCTGTCGTGGTCGATGAACTCACAACGCAGCACGTACCCAAGGATCTGCCCTTCCGCGTTGCGGTAGGGGAACACCCTGGCCGGCTTCATCCTGCGGAGCTTGTCGCGCTTGGCGTTCCAGATCGGCACCGTCCAGCCGCTGTCGGTCAGCAATGCGGGCGCATCATCAGGCACGGGTAGGATGGGTACCCACTTCACCCGCAACGATTCTTGGCTCGGGAGTTTCTCGCGCTCTGCCGCGACGCCCAACTGACCGCCACTGAGCTGTGCACATGCCTCAAGGAATCCGATCTGCAGGTGATGCACCAGGAAGCCGATCACGTCATCATGCGCGCCGCAGCCGAAGCAGTGGTAGAAGCCTTTAACTTCGTTGACAGTGAAGCTCGGCGAGGACTCATCGTGAAACGGGCATAACCCGCTGTACTCCCCACGACCAGCTGGCCTGAGCTTGACGTAACGGCCGATGACATCGGCGATGTTTGCCGACTCGCGTATTGCATCGGTGTCTACACAACTGTTCGCCATCAGCGGCGCCTCGCGGCTTGTGATTCGCGACGCTGGATCATCCACCACTGCACCCGCAGGTACTCCGCAATTCGCTGCCGGCAGCCAATGCCACCCGTGCAAACGCCTGGCGCCTCGCAGTTTTCTGCGATCTGCTCGATCTGTGCGCGCCATTCTGACCGTGGCTGACGGGCAATCAGCAGGGCCTGGTGCAGACATCGATTCACACCCAACGGATACCTCCTTCATCGAGCTGGCGCTGGGCGCTATCTCTACGTTCGGTTTCTTGGCGAATGCGCTCGCGTTCTGCCAGCGCTTCATCGCCTACTAAGCCCGGCACCGCGTCAGTTAACGCGAGTGCCGCCCGTTCCATCGCTTGCCGCGCAGAAGCGCTGGCCGGGCCACGCCTTCGATACCTGCATCGATGGGCGTGGTGAGTTGCCACGTCAGTCCTCAGCTCCCTGCTGACCGGCAGCGCGGCATGCGTTGCGCTCGAGTCGGTAGCAGAGCTTGCGTACCTCACGCGACAGATCTTGGATTCGATCCGCCTCCGGGACGGTCAGACGCTGGTCGGCCAACGCATCGATTCCCGCACCGGCCAATGCCCCCGTCAGCTTGTGCAACTCCAGCAGCTTTGCCTGGATCGCAGCCAGCTCATCGGGCCAACCGCCGCGAGGCGGCGGCGGTACGTAATCGACCATCAGGCCGTACTGGCCTGCGAGCGAGCACACCCAGTCAGTGGCGATGTCCTGCGTGCCGACGAACAGCAGAAGGTAGTCCGTCAGGATCTCGGCCATCTCCATAGAGACCGACTCACCGTCGATTCCCCTCAGCTTCTTCCGCAGCGTCTCCGCCGATATCGACTTGCCTCGGCGCTTGCTGATGTGCGCGGCCGCGTCCTGCAGACCGCCAGGGGCGCGCGCCACTGCATTGTGCAGCGCATCCCGCCAGTACAGGTCAGAGCGGAGGCAGGTCATGAGCCACCCTGAAATGCGCAATCGATCATCGTGGGAAAGCAGGTGGCGGCGGGCGCAACATTGATCCCATGGCAGAGATCATCAGTTTCCCGCAGCGAATGCACTTCACCGCCCTCCGTACCTACGACGCCGAGGGGGGCGTCGGCGGAGTGGTCGCGGTGCTGTTTGCCCCCGTAGACCGGGCTCATATCTGCCGAGGCCCTCATGGGGTTTCGGCCGGCCAGATGTCAGGACGGATCGCAGCCAGCGCCAACGGCTCGCATCCCAGCGCGACCCCGATCTCGACCGATGCCACCTGAATCTTTCGCGCCAAGATCGGACTGGGCTTCTTGTTCCTCCACCCGGTCGCGCACTGCCACAGGTAGCCCTCAGAACTGCCGGTCAAGGCAGCGAGGCGCCGCTTACGTTCGGGGTCCGAAATGAAGGTCAGTAGGTCCATAGGGTCAGTATTTAGCCCGGAGCTAAACCTCCTTGTCAAGCAGGCAGCGCAACTTCGGTGTTTAGCTACTAGCTACGCTTGCCGTATGGATGCCATCACCGCCAGACACCTCAACCTCCAGGCCCTGGTCGCCACGCTCAAACCCCAGCTGGGGACGCAGAAAGCGATCGCCATCCACCTGGACATGGCGCCCTCCTATCTAAATCAGCTGTTGAGCGGCAAGAAGATGGGGGATGACGTTGCTCGCAAGATCGAGCGCGCAGCCGGGCTATCACATGGCTGGCTGGACCAGCCAAGGTCCGACGACGGGGCTGGTGCTGACCCTACGGCCGGTTCTCAGGATCTGCGAATCGACCCTGAGATCATTGCCTCCGCGATCCGGCTCGTAAGGCTTACGTTCGCCAACCTCGGAATCGATGACTTCAGCAATGAAGAAGACGGTACGCCACTGGCTTATGCCTACGAGTACCTCTATCACCGAGGTGAGGCGACGGTTACGCCCGACAACCTGATCGACTTCAGCAAGGCGCTTGCGCAAAGGCTCAGGGAGAAGGATGGAGAACCAGAAGAAGGAACCCCCGGCCGCCGGGACACTCGAAGCATTGGCCCAGGTGATCGCCCAGCGCGTCGCAAGGCGTGATGGGCAAAAGCCCAAGCTGCGCTTGGTCGAAGCCCCTAGGCCATCAACCATCGATAATGTGACGCGAGATAGCATGCTCCGTCGTATTCGCTGGCTCCGCGATCACTACAACCTTGGCTGCTTAATCGATCAGGCTACTTTCAACACGCCGGGCATCGACTGCCTTGAAAACGATGCACTAGTGCGTCTGCATCAGGAAATGGAAGCCGCCAGGGAATGCTGCATGGACGGCGTCCCCTTGGATGAAGCTGGCTTCATCAGAGACGTTTCCATCCGGGACACCTGGCTCTGAACCAAAGAGAGTGGGCGCGCCAGGCGCCCACTCCTATGGCGTACCGGCGCCTGAGTATTTTTCCCGTGTAGCGCGTTCACGCTCACTGCGAGTTTCACCGCATCGTCTTCTGGCTTCGGCCATCTGGCTGTCGGCCGAAATCCTGTCCGCTGTCTGGGCCTGCTGCAGGCTCGCAATCTGAGACCTTATCCCAGACGCATACGTGGCTCCTGCAAGATTGTTCCTTGCGGTGGCCAGCTCGCGGTTTAGGGCGGCGATCTGGCGCGACACATCCTGCCCCCGCGCGTTGACCGGGCCGTAGATCCTGCTTTGCTCAGACGACAGGCAATTCCGTTCGGCTATGCCTGCATCCGCAAGCTCTGTCGTTTGATACACCGCCGCGCGATTGGCCGCTTCCCCCGAACTCTCCGTGGCAGCTCGGTTGGAGCGCAGCTTCATCGGCGCTGCGCCTGCGGAACATGGGGCCTGCGAGTAGACCGTCTCCCCACTTACCCCTTTGCACTTGAACACCTCGGCCGAAGCCCACGGCGCGACCGCAAGCGCAACCCCTAGCACCACCAACCTGCTCCACATCCCAGCCTCCATGGCCCCTGTATGCCTGGGAATTATCAGGCGTGCCCAGCGCATTTCCAGCCCCGCACAACAAATTTAGCTGACAGCTATTGCAATCCAAATTTAGCTGCGGGATAAATTGCCCCGCCGGCCAATGACCGGCGGGCGACCGGCGGGTCGCCACCCTGCCGGCCCCTCCCCAGACCGGCAGCAGCCGCCCCCCCCCTCGGCACCTGACCCGCCGGCGCCCTCCTTCGAACAGGAGCGCGCCATGTCCCATCGCTATGCCGATCCAAGTCCCTGCCTGCTGCCGCTGTTGGCCGTGAAGGCCCTGCGGGCGGTGGCAGCACGTGATCACAGCACCGCCCGGACCCTCTGGGTTCGCAGCAAGGGCGAACACAGCCGCAACCAGCTGCGCCGCTCCCGGCGCATGGGCGTCGCCAGCCTCCGCCTGGAAGCCTGCTCGCGCGACATGTCTGCGGAGGTACGGGCATGAGCGCTACTGAAACCGCCCTGGCAACCTTGGAACGCATTGCAGGGGTAAACGCCGAGTTTGGCGCCGTCGCAGCAGCAACGCCGGATTTCATGATTCGCGTGGGCGAATCAATGCTGAAGAAGCAGGCCGTCGATCTGCGCGCTGCCCACGCCGCGCTCTCTGAGCTGATCGACCAGGGCGACCGCCTCACTGTGGCGTTCCGTGCCCTTGGTCAATCCAATGGCATGCAGGCTCAGATCAACGCGCACCGCGAGTGCGAAGCATCGATGCTGGCATTCGCCGCTGCCCTCGCCCGTGCCAAAGGCGGTGCCGCATGAGTCGGCGACTCCGCCTCGCTTGGGCAGCCGTCGCGCTGGTGGCCGCGGTTGTCGTGCCACTGCGCATCGCTGAGATTCACCACGCGCACAGCGACCGAGATGCGGCCAAGGCCCGCTGGGCGATCAGCACCTCGGTGAGGGGCTGACCATGCGCCAGACCTCGCGCCCGCTCCCCGATTCCGTGCCGCTGTGTCGGCCCGGCCATCGACCTCACATCGTGGTGACCGAAGGCGCTCCGACCGGACATCGCCTAGGCGCTCCCTGCCCGCCGCTGTTGCACATCGAATGCCATCGGTGTGGCCTCGCCACCCGCCCGGTACCGATGGAAAAAGCCGCGTTGGCAGAGCTGCGCTGGACTGACGCAAGCCTCGCGCACCTTCGCATCCCGATCTCGCTGCTTGCCCGCCATCGCGGCGAGGTGCTGGCCGAGATCGCCGCCGACTCCCCTTCCACGCCTATCGCTGCCTGACCAGGAGAACAGCCCATGTCCGCTCCACTCAAGCCGAAGGAAAAAGCCGCGTTGCTCGCAGCGCATGGCGCTTCGGATCACTCCCTCCACCGCACTGCCAACGGGTTTGCACCTCGCAACCGCCCCGAGAAGCTGTTCACGCGTCGCGTCATGAACTGGCTGGATGAGCGCGTGCTGATCCGGTACGACGACCCGCAGCTGCCGCGCAAGGCGACCTTGACCGCCATCGGCATCGCCGCCGCCGAGGCAGAGATCGCCAAGGCCCGTCACCTGGCGCTGTCGGCATGAGCGCGCAGCCAGCGCTGCCCGTCGAGCAGCAGTTCGCCACCGGCCACCAGGGCGAGTCGCTGGTGCTGATGGTGTGCCAAGGCTGGCTATGGGCCGGCCTCTACACCGCCGCTCCGCGCGAGTCGCTCCTGAAGGTCGCCGCCAGCGCCAGCCGGAGCGTGGGGGTATCGCACCACTCGCTCACCCTCGGTGGCGTCTCGTTTTCTCTCAACCGACTTGCCGCACAGGCCGCGCACCGCTGGCTCGATCGCCAAGGCGTGCGCGTTCGTTCGATCTCCCCCAACAACCGCGCTACGCGCCGCACGCGAGGAATTGCCGCATGAAACGTTCTGTTGTCATCTACGGGCCGCAACGCTGCGGCAAGACCTCCAACTCACAGGAACTGCGCGCGCACTTTGGCCTCCGTGAGGTACTGGACGACTGGGACGGCCACACCGCGTATCCCCTCGAGGACACGCTCGTCCTGACCAACAATCCGGATGCCGTTGCTCACCACTCATCGCGCGTCCTGCACCACGGTTGGGCAATGCGCGAAATGCTCGCGGAGGCCCGAGCATGAGCGCCCGCCCGCAACAGATCGGGCGGGCCGCTGAAGTGCGCAAGGTCCTGTCCATGTTCCCGCAAGGCGCAACGGTCGAACAGATCAAGACCGCTGGCCGCATCAACAGCACCCACCAGGCTATCGGCTACACGCTGAAGGGGTTGGCACGAAGCGGCCAGGCCATCTGCCATCGCTCCGGCGTGCGCGGGATCTGGCGCCTATCCAGCCACACGCAACATACGATCGCACCGCTGCGTGCGGCACCCGTGCGTGAGCGACCGCCCTGCGTGGTGGGTCCGCTCACCGGCGTCAGTGACGCGGCGACCACGATTCGACACAGGGAACTCGACCGGCAGCAGCTGGCCGACGACCTGAACGCCTTCCTCGCAGCGGGCGGGCACATCGAAGTGCTGGGGCACACCCCGCTTCGCCCGCTGATGAGCCGCCATGCGGCCAACCACGGTAGCTATGCAGAGCGCATGGCAACCCATGACATCGACTGAGGTCTCCATGAGCAGTGAATCGCACGCAGCGACCGTCACCGAACCCGGCAGGCCCGGAAGTACCTATTCCGACGGCCCGGCATGGCATGCATTCGGCGTCAGCCGCGCCGCCTACCACGTAGTGCCGCGACGCACCCTGCAGTCGATGCCGGTCGAGTGGCAGGCGCGCTTTGTCGCGCTGATGGAGGAGGCGCGTGAAGTGCTGCCGGACGAGGCGTTCCCTGAGTACCAGGTGATTCGCATCGAAGGCGGCAAGTTCGCATCGGACCCCAATCGTCGCTATCGCCACGCCGCGCCCTTCCCCCTTCGCACCGCTAGCGCCGAGCAGGCGTCCCAGGTAGCGCCGCTCGCTGGCGCATTCGTCAACACCGACACCCAATTCAAGCAGGCCCGCCGATGACCGCGAACCTCACGCTTCTTCCCACGAACTGCCCCGTTCTGCGCGACGCATTCGACACGATCACCGCAATTGCGGTCGAGGCCGTATGGCTGCCGAACCAGGCGAAGGCCATCACGGTCACCCAGGCGCAGACCGCGTTGCGTGACCTGCATCATCGCCTTCCCCGGCAGCAGGATCTGCGGGTGTTCGAAGCCCCCGTAGCTGCGTATGTCTCGACGCTGCGTAGCAGCCTGCAGGACGGCGACACGCCGCTCTGCGATACCACCCGTGCCCGGCTGGCGCAGGCGACTGAATTGCTGGAGCTGGTCAGGAATCAGACTCGCACCGTGGTCGATCCGGCCGACCCGTGGCGTGGCCTGTACCACCCCAGTCGCCTCCCGGCGCGCAACGCCGACGGCGAGATCCCGTGCCATCCGGATGTGCCGATGTGGGCTGACGGTCGCGAGGTGTCGCTGCGGCCGTTGTTCCTCGCACAGGGATTCGACCTGCAGGTGACGTTTGGCGACTTCACCGAAGAAGCCGTGGAGACCGGCGACCAACGTTACTGGGATGAGATGCGCGCGTGGCAACCCATTGGCCCCGGCGCAGATTGGCGCCTGGTGTGGCTGGGTGATACCGAAGATGGCCCAGCCGCATGGTTCGTGCGACCGCTTGCTGCCGAAGCGATCATCGCCTGGGAGGCAGCACATGGCTGACGGCTCCGGCGGTTTCCGCTTCCCGCTACATGACCTGAAGTCGCGGCTGCACGCTGACGAGATCACAGTTGATCTGTTCGCCGGGGGAGGCGGTGCCAGCCACGCGATGGAGACAGCACTGGCCCGAGCGGTAGACATTGCGATCAACCACAACGCTTGGGCTGTGGGCCTGCACTCTGCCAATCACCCCTTCACCCGGCACTTGTGCCAGGACGTGTGGGAAGCCGACCCGCGCGTCGAGTGCGGCGGTCGTCCTGTGGGTGCACTTCATGCCAGCCCGGACTGCACGCACTTCAGCCAGGCCAAGGGCGGTCAGCCACGCAGCCGGGCGACCCGCTCGCTTTCGTGGGTGGTATCACGCTGGGCCGGCACTGTGCGTCCGCGCATCATCACGTTGGAGAACGTGAAGCAGATCCTGAAGTGGGGCCCGCTGATCGCAAAGCGCGACAAGGCCACCGGCCGCGTAGTCAAGCTGGACGGTAAAGTCGCCGCTGTCGGCGAGCGCGTCCCCCTGGACCAGCAGTTCCTGATTCCAGACAAGAAGCGCGAGGGCAGCACCTGGCGTCACTTCGTCGCTGTGCTGCGGACGCTCGGGTACCAGGTGGAGTGGCGTGTGCTGCGGGCCTGCGACTACGGCGCCGGGACCACGCGGGAGCGCCTCTACATGATCGCCCGGTGTGATGGTGAGGCTATCACCTGGCCCAAACCCACCCACGGACCAGACCGCGCACAGCCGCACGTGTCGGCGGCATCCAGCATCGACTGGTCCATTCCCTGCCCCAGCATTTTCGGACGCAAGAAGCCACTCGCAGAGGCGACGCAGGCACGCATTGTCCGAGGCATCAAGCGCTTTGTGCTGGACGCCGCCGAGCCGTTCATCGTCCACGCCACCCACGGTGGGGAACGGAGGCCGCACGGGATCGGTGAGCCGATGCCGACGATCACCGCCGCCAACCGTGGCGAGATGATGGTCGTGTCGCCCACTATCGTGCAGTGTGCAAATGCATCCGCCAACGGGGTCGCTTCTGGAGGCGAGCCGCTGGGCACCATCACAGCTTGGCCGCGTGGCGGATCACACGCCGTCGTGGCGCCGATGCTGGTGCAGGCCGCACACGGCGAAGGCAAGCCTGGAGGCGTGAAGCGCTGGGGCGCCGGGGTTCGGCCTGCCGATGAGCCTGCGGGGACCATCACCGCCAGTGGCAGCGGCGGCTACGCCCTCGCCGCAGCCTCCCTCGTCAAGTTCCGGGGCAACAGCGATGGTGCAGACGCCGGCCACCCGATGCCCACCATCACCAGCGGCGCTGGCGCGGCGCGTCCAGCCGGTGCCGCCCATGCCATGGGGGTCATGGCGGCGTTTCTGGAGCAGGCCAACGGCGGGTTCTACCAGGGCGCCGGCAGTGCCGCCGATGAGCCCATGCCGACCATCTGTGCCAACGGGAGCCACCAACGCCTCACCACCGCGCACCTGGTGACGCTGCGCCGGAACCTGGACGGCCAGACTACGACTGAGCCGCTCAGCACCATCTGCGCTGGCGCTACTCATCATGGGGTCATCGAGTGCGTCCTAAGCCCAGAGCAGGAAGCCGGCGCGCTGCGCGTCGCCGCGTTCCTGATGCGCTACTACGGCACGGGCGGGCAGCATGGCGAGCTGGGCGAGCCACTGGCGACCATCACCACGAAGGACCGGCTGGCGCTGGTCACGGTACATCTGAGCGGCGTTCCGTATGTGATCGTGGATATCGGGCTGCGCATGCTCAAGCCGCATGAGCTGTTCCGCGCCCAGGGCTTCCCGGCCAGCTACATCATCGATCGCACGCAGGACGGTAGACCGGTCAGCAACAGCCGCGCAGTTGCAATGGTTGGCAACAGCGTGAGCCCGCCACCGCTGATCGCCATCCTGGAAGCGAACGTTGGCGCAGCCATGCAGCCGCAGTTGGAGGCTGCCTGATGGACCCCACGCTGAGCGAGCGGCACCACCGATATCGGGTCAAGGCCGGCAGAGCAAAGGCAGCGCTTTACGCCCGCGTGGTCGAAAACAAGCGCTACACGATGCGCCAGATCGCCGACGAACTGGGCGTGTCCATGACCACTGCCGACACGCGGGTGAAGCGTGGCCCCTATCCCCTCACTTGGGAATCGCTGCGCCTAGCGCGCCTCCCCGCCAACAAAAAGGACATGCAGGCATGAGCAACGAAAGAAGCCAGTACAACGGTCAGAACGGTAATGGCTATCAGCCCCTGCATGGCGCGCCCACGCCCCCGCCGGGTCCGGAAGTCGGCGCCCCCACCCTTGCGGAGGTGCAGCCAGGTGGGAAGGTGAGGCTGGGGGATCAGTCCGAGCGGGCGCGGTTTGAGCAGTATCGCGGCGGTGATTTCGAGCGCGATGCGCACGGCTACTACACGAACCCACGCACCGCACAGGATTGGGCCATGTGGCAAGCCGCCCTCTCCGCCCAGCCCTCCCCGGGTGGTCAGCGGGATGACTCGCCTATGGCAAAGATGGCAGCCGCTCTCCGTGGGAAAGCCGAAGCTGAGCGGGCTGCGTTCGATCAACGCGTGCAGTCCGGCGAGTGGGGGCCGATGCCGGACAACCCGGACGTACTAGAACTGCCACCTCTTCCCGAAGAGGTTGACTCGGTTCGCTGCATGATTCGCGGTGAAAAAGGGTTCGCTGAGCCCTGCGATTACTACTTCAACTCCAAGCAGATACGTGACTACGCGCGCACCGCCCTCGCCGCCAGCCAGCCGGTGTCGGAAACCGACGCCTATCAGCAAGGTTTCCGTGATGGGCAAGACCGAACCTGCACCGTTGTGGCCCGCCAGCCGGTGGGGTGGCAGCCGATGGAATCCGCACCGAAGGATGGCACCGTCGTTCTGGGCCTGCTTGAAGGGTCGGACATCCCACAATCGATTCGCTTCCGCGATGGATGGGAAATAGCGTGGGACGGCTATCGCATCCCCGCACATGACGGCCCCCTACGTTGGGCGCCGCTCTACGCAGCCACGCCCGCGCAGCAGCCCGCTCAGGTCTATCTGGATGGCTTGGATCGCGCACTCGGCGAGGCCATCGACCAGCGCGACCGCTACCACGAAATGGCTGATGACCTGGCCGGCCATATCGCAGCTATCACTGGCGTGGATATCGGCGAACACAGCAGCGCCAACTGCCCATGGCAGAACGCCATCGAGGCAGCCGAGGAGTACAAGCCCGCGCAGGCCGTGGACCTGGGGCAGTTCCGGGAAGTCGTGTCGGCGGCTAACGCGCGCCTGCAGAGCGTAATCGGCGACAACATGATGCCTTGGAGTGAACGCGAGAAGGCATCGAAGGAGCAGGCTGCACTGTATCCGCTGCTGGCCCTCGCCGCCAGCCAGCCGGTGGGGGAGCCGGTACTTCGCATCTATGCGGAGGGTTCAATGCGCGTCTTGACCGCGTGGCTTGACGGAGCACGTGACCTCACGGACGGCGATCACCTTCTCTACGTTGCTCCACCAGCGCCGCTTTTGGGCCAGCCGGTGGTATGGGTCAGTGCTGAGCAACTGGAGGAATTTCGCAACGGAACGTCCTCATTCGGGTCGCGCATCCCGGCACGCATCGATAAGAACGGACTGTTCAACATGCCGCTCTACGACGCCCCGTCCCAGCAGGCACGCCCGACCGACGATGAACTGTGGGATGAGACACTGAGTGAACGCGACCGCTATCACGAAGTGGCCGACGAACTGGCCGACCACATCGCGCGTATCACTGGTGTGGACATCGGCGAACACAGCAGCGCCAACTGCCCCTGGCAGAACGCCATCGAGGCGGCCGAGGAATACAAGCCCGCGCAGGCCGTGGACCTGGGGCCACGACCGATGAACACCGCACCGCGTGACGGAACCATGGTTCGCCTACTGGTGCTGTTCGATGACCACGCCACCGAGGACAGAAACGGTCCGGCCTGGACGATCGGCGTCAATACCTTCCAAGCCAATGGAGAGAACCTCTGGCAGTTCGCCGGCTGGTGCTGGACGCACGACCACTTCACCGAAGGAAAGGGCACACCGGTTGGCTGGCTGCCGATGACAGGTGCTGCGCAGGCCGTGGACCTGGACGAACTGCGCCGAGCCGTTTGCGTGGTGGGCGTAGTCGGCCAGATCGACGGGCACGACGTGGTGCGCCGCAACTCGGTGCTGGACGTGATCGACGTCCGGCGGCAGCGGCAGATCGAAAGCCAGGCGGAGGTGAGCCGTGGCTGATGCGATCAAGCATGCGAAGGCCGCAGCGCGAGCGGAGGCTCACCTTTACGTCTGGGAAACCGTGGTTGCCATTCTGGAGGGCAGTGCCAGTCCCGACAGGGACAGGGCCGCAATCGCGCCTATCAACCGCGTGATCGCAATCGCCAAGAAGGAGCAGCAGCGGCTCTTGGCGAAGTACGACGCCGAGCTTGCCAAGGTCGACAGCCAGGCGGTGGGCAAATGAGCCGAGAGGTGACCGAGCGCGACCTGCGCCACCCGAAATACGCCGAGGGCGAGCCGTCTGACTACGAGTTCCGCGCTGACAGGGAAATCGTCCGAAAGGACCGCTGGGAAATGGCTATCCATTCCATTCGCTATCACCTCGGTGACCGCCGACGCGAGTTTGAAGTGGGCGACATCGTGGGAGCCGTCAAGGCAATGGTCGCGAGCTTCCCAGACCGAGAGGATGAAGACCATGGATGACCAGCTGCTCAACACGGCTTCTACCAGAACCCTTTCATCGCTTGGGGGCGAGGCCCGCCACGTGGCGCTCAACCGCAGCCATGCCGAGCTGCATAGCGTCGCCCTTGCTCCTGATCACTCCCTCGGATCGCAACTCAATAGCGATGCCGTCGACTTCGGCTGCGTACGAGAAAACGTCATCCACGCTGCTCCTGATGGTCAGCACGAAATGGTAGCCATCGTGGAAACCGCGCAGGGTTCGATGAAAGCCACGAGTAGTCATGGGCCGGGCGCAGTAAGGGACGTGCTGAACTGTACAGCTGAATGCAGCAAGCCGAAAGCATTTAGTCTGGAAGCTGACCAGCTGTGCCAAGCCCAGGCCGGTGGCAGCTGCACCTCAGACCTGGCCCTGTTCGAAAGGAGTCACGCTTGAGCGCCAAGCGACAACAGGCCATGGATGACCTTGACGACACCTTGGGCTTGGAAGGTGCGGCAAGGATGCTACGGCTCGGCCTGGAGGCGATGAAAGACCTGGTCGATAAGGGCGAGGTCCCAGCCGTGCGCTTGAATCAGAAACACACGGTCATGCTGCGTGAGGACCTGATCGACTTCCTGCGTTCGGAAGGGCGCAGGCAGGCGGCTGAGCGCAAGAAGTCGGCCATCGGGACCCGACCTGCAGCCAACACGCCCGAATCACTGCCGACTAGACGTGCAAGCAAGTCCCGCCGCACAAAGCTTCCGGACCTCCGCGCCTATGAGCAGGCCGATCACCAGAGCTGATCGGCCAGATCGGAAGCACGTAGGTTGGCATACCTTTTCAGCTGACGCGGATCGCGATGCCCTGTGATGCTCGCGATCTTGATGTCCGTCAGTGTGGTCTTTTCGTACAGCCGGCTCGTCGCTTCATGACGTAGATCGTGGAAGCCCAGATCCGCGCATCCGGCCGCAACGAAGATGCGCTCGAACTGGCGCGACAGCTTGCTCGATACACGCCGCAGGGCGAGCGGAGTACGCTCACCCGCCCAGAATGGGAATAGCCGGCCTTCGTAATCACCCTCGTACGCGGCAAGCTTCGCCAGCAGTACCGAAGTCATGGGTACCTGACGCTTGCTCCCGTTCTTTGTCTTGTCCAAGAAGATCGTGCGCCGCGACACATCGAGCTGGCTGCGCTCGAGCGTGTAGATTTCGCGCATGCGCATGGCTGTTTCCAGCGCCATGTCGAACATCAGTATCAGCGCCTCCCGCTGCGGCAGGTCGAGCGGCCGCTGCCGCCCCGGCGGCTTTGCGCCGGCCAGGATCTCGCGGATGCGTTCTTCCTCTCCCAGCTCCAGACGGCGATCGCGCTCCTGGTCGGCTTTCGCCTCCCCATCTATGCGCTTCACAGCGATCTTGTCATCAGCAGTGTACGTAGAGTAACCCCGAGGCAGGAGTCGCAAAGGATTCATTGGCAGCGCGCCGTGAGCAGCCAGCCAGTCCAAGGCACGCGAGAGCGCCCCCACATAGTGTCGGATCGTTGAAGGCGCAAGGTTCTGCTCGCGCTTCATGGTGGTGACCCACTCTGTCGCCCAAGTGAAGGTCAGCTGTGGCAAGGTGATGCCGATTGGCAGCCGCGAGAGCAGGACGGGCAGCAACTGCTCGTCATCAACTGAAATGTGCTGCGCGCTCCGATACTCGGTGACCTGGCTGCGTAGATCCTTCGCTGCTGCCTTGGTGTTGGCCAGCTCCTCCGGCACCACCCCACGGTCGAGCAGCGCCTCTAGGCGGCGCACGTACTCGTCGCCCTCCGCCTCCGAGGCGAAGCTCAGATAGACAGGCTGGGGCAGCAGCCCCGCCCGCTTGATCGTGTACTGCCAGGAGTCGCCCCGGCGTCGCTTGGTTGCCAT